AGGTACAGCTGGACAATTTAAAACATTCCAAATTGTTGGTACTGTTAAAATATCTGCAGATGGTAATACGACTACATATACACAAAATGCAACACAGGATAATGGTGTAAATACAATAGCATCAGGTTATTTTAATGCAACAAGTAGTGGTATTAGTGTAGTAAATGCGCATAATTTAACAGCAAGTAGAACATCTACAGGAGTTTACGCACTATCCTTTGTAGTACCAAGAGCAGATGAAAACTATATTGTACATGGACAAATTATAGAGCCAAATACAACTAGAGATGATATAAAAATACACGTAGAGGATGGAACACAGGCAGTTGATGGTTTTTCTGTTAGAATTTATGAGGGAGATAATGGTGGAAGTCCAGATACAGCAAGAGATAGAAAATTTTATGTTTCTGTGCTAGATTTTGAAGCTGCAGGTGGTTTATCGTTAATTAAATATCCTACTTTAACAGATAGTCCGGTAGATGGTGGAATAACAATACAATGTACAGGATTAGCAAATACAAATATTAACTGGTATGCAAGTGTTAAGATGGTAACACTTGGTACAACACAAGATTTTTAAGATATGAGTGAAACTATTGGAGTATATAAAATAGAAAGTCAAGGCATAAAAAGTGCCACTAAGGAAACAAAAGACTTAAAAAAAGAAGTAAAAGAAGTAAATAATGAAGCAAAAGATACTCTAGGTAATTTTAGAATGTTTGGAGTTAGCTTAAATGATATAGGAGCAGGATTTACTAAGATGAAAGGTATAGCTAAGGCATCATTTGCTACTATTAGAGCAGGTTTAATTAGTACAGGTATTGGTGCCTTTGTGGTAGCCATAGGTTCATTAGCAGGATTCTTTACAAATACAAAAAGAGGAGCCGACCAATTTAATGTAGCTTTAACAGGTATAAGAGCCACTTTTGATGTATTAAGAGATAGAGTTAGTTCATTTGGAGAGGGATTAACATTAATATTTAGTGGTGATTTTAAAGAGGGCGCTGATTTACTTAAAAATTCATTTACAGGTATAGTTGATGAGATAAAAAATGAAAGTCAAGCTATGATGGACTTAAAAGTAAGAACAAACGAGTTAAGAGATGCAGAAAATGATTTTATGATACAAAAAGCAGAAACTCGTAAACAAATAGAACAAGCAAGACTACTAGCAGAGGATGAAAGTTTATCTGCAGCAGAGAGACTTAAAAACTTAAAATTAGCACTTGACCTAGAAGAACAAACTACCAAAAGAGAGTTGGAGTTAGCAAGAGAAAGAATGAAGATAAAAGAAGAAGAAATGAAACTTAGCGAAAATAGTGCAGAAGATGAAAGAGAATTAGCGCAATTAAAGACACAAGTAATAAATGCAGAAACAAACTCTGCAAGATTGCGTAGGCGAGTTATAACAGAAGTAAATGCGTTACAAAATGAAATAAATACAGAGGAACAAAATAGGTTAAAAGAGCAGATGGCGTTACAACAGGAACTTATAGATTTAGAACAACAAAGATTAGACAAATTAACAACAACAGCAACAACTATACTTGACAAATTCTATAATTCACAATTGGATGCAGAACAGCAACAAATAAATGCAGTATATGATAAGTATTTTGCAATAATAGAAGGACAAAAACAACTAGGAATAGATACAGCAGAATTAACAGAGGCACAAGAGAGCGAGATACAAGCAATTAGAGATAGATTCCAAGCACAAAGAGATAAACAAAGAGAAGCAGATACAGATGCAGAGAAAAAGGCAACACAGGCAAAAAATGATGCAATTATTGGTGGTTTATCATCATTAGCATCTGCTACATCTACACTTGCAGGAGATAACAAAGCGTTAGCAGTTGCATCTGCAACGATAGATACATACGCAGGTGCTACAAAGGCATTTGCACAAGGTGGTGTAGCAGGTTTTCTGACAAGCGCAGCAGTTATAGTAGCAGGATTAGCCAATGTAAGAAAAATATTATCTACTAAAATAAAAGGAAATGGTGGTGGAGGCGGTGGTAATGCACCAACACCAACTAACACACCTGCACCAAGATTAGTTAGTGGAAACTTTGAGTTAGGTGGAACAACAGATATAGAACCACAAAGAGCATATGTGGTTAGTGATGATATTACCAATAACCAAAATAAATTAGCAAATATTAGACGTAGAGCAACAATATAAATAAAAAACTATGAAAAAGAAATATACCAAAATAACAGAATTAGTAATTAGCGAAGAAAATGAAGAATTATCAATAGATGCTATAAGTTTAGTAACAAGTCCTGCAATAGAAGTGGACTTTATATACTTTGGCAAAGAAAAGAATAATCTAACCTTTGCTAAGACAGATAATGATAAGCAAATACTTATTAGTCCTGCACTTATACCAAATAAACAGATACTACGATACAATCCAAATACAGATAGCGACTACTATGTATACTTTAGTAAGGAAACTGTTAGGAAAGCGTCTGAATTATATCTTAAATACAATAATCATCACAAAGCAACATACCAACACGAAGATAGAGTAGCAGGTGTACTTACAGTTGAAAGTTGGATAAAAGAGGGAGATATGGACAAATCTAAACTATATGGTTTTGACTTACCAGATGGAACATGGTTTGTGAAAATGAAAATAGAAAATAAAGAGTTATGGAGTAGAATAAAGAGTGGCGAGTTAAAAGGTTTAAGTATAGAAGGATACTTCGTTGATAAAATGGAAAAAATGTCTAAACCTGTTGTAAACAAAGAGGATATTTTAGTTGCTCTACGAGATATTATAGAAGAAAGCGAAAAAGATAGTATGAAAATGAAACAAAAAAAGAAAGATTCTATTTAAAATAAAAAAATACCATGGATTTAAAAAAACAAATAAGAGTAGCTCTTGGTTTAGAGGAAGAAATAGAAACTCTAAATTTAGCTATGCAAGCAAAACTTGTGGATGGTACAATAGTTGTATCTGAAGCAGAGGAATTAGAAGCAGGTATATCAATAATGATACTTGCAGAAGATGGAACTACAATGCCTTTACCTGTTGGTAGTTATGAAACAGAAGATGGCGTATCTTTTTCTGTAGAAGAAGAGGGTATCGTAGCAGAAGTTGGAGAAAAAGAGGAAGATGAGTTAGGAGACCACGAGGAAGAAGAGGATGAAATGGGCTATAAAGACAAAGAAGAAATGTCAGAAAATGTAGAATTTGACAAAGAGGGTCTTATAAACGAAATAGGAGCAGTAATTAAGGAGTTATTAGCAGAAGTAAAGTCAGATTTAGATAGACTAGATGCAGAACTTAAAGAAATGAAAGGAGAAAATACTGACCTAAAAGAAATGACAGAGCAATTGGAAACAGAAAAAGCAGAATTGCAAAGTCAAGTTACTGAGTTAAGTAAAGAACCTGCTACAAAACCTGTAGAAGTTTCTAAATTTAATGATACAAGAATACCAAGAAAACCTTATAATGCTATGAGTAGCAAAGAAAGATTTTTCTATAACCTAAATAAATAATAACTAAAATAATAAAAAAATGAGTTTTTCAATTACTTCTAATTATAGTGGAGAACATGCTGGTCAGTATATTGGCGCAGCGTTACGTTCTGCAAAGTCATTAGAAAATTTAACAATTCTTGAGAATATAAAATTCAAAAGAAATATAACTAATGTAAGCACAGCATCTATGATTGCAGATGCTACTTGTGATTTCACAGATGCAGGAACTTTAACATTAACAGAGAAAGTTCTTAATCCAAAAGAATTACAAATTAATGTAGATTTATGTAAAAAAGATTTACTTGCAGATTGGCAAGCAGCTCAAATGGCGGCAGGTGCTCATAACAGAGATATGTCTGACGACTTCGCAGCGTTCGTAGTTTCTTACTTATCAGCTACAATAGCAGACCACGTAGAAGCTAATATCTGGCATGGTAATGATGCTAATGCAGGTGGCTTTACTGGATATTTACATGATACTGTAGGTTTACTTATAGGAAGTGTAGATGGTACAGTTGTACAGGCAGACAAAGCAACAGGAGCTTTTAGTGCATCTAACATTGTTACAAACCTAACAACAATTACTAATGCAATACCTACTGCAGTATACTCAAAAGAAGATGTTTATATCTACATGAGTACAACTGCTTATAGATTTTACCTAGAGAGCCAAGCTAATGCAGGATACCAACAATTATACAACATGAATGATTCTTTCGTTCCAATGTACAATGGTATTAAGATTGCAGTTTGCCCAGGTATGCAAGCAGACAGAATGGTAGCAGCACAAAAATCTAATTTATTCTTTGGAACAGATTTAGTATCTGACCACACAGAAATTAGAATGTTAGATATGTCTGACCTAGATGGTTCTGACAACATCAGAGTGGTTGCTAAGTTTACAGCAGGAGTGCAAGTGGCACAAGGAGCAGACGTTGTTCTTTTAGACTAATAATTAATGCAAAAGGATGGGGGTTTTATACCCTCATCTAATTGCCTAAAACTATAAAATATGGCATGTGATTTAACTAAAGGACGTGGTTTAGACTGTAGAGATGCTGTCGGTGGAATAAAAGCGGTTTATTTTATTGAGTACGATAAAGCAACATTAACGACAAGTGGTGGTTCTATAAGCGATATAGACTTAACTGCACCATTAAGAAAGTATAAATTAAAAAGAGGAACAGGTAGTTTCACAGAAACAATAAATCCTAGTTCAGAGAATGGTACAGTTTTCTATACACCATCTATAAATATCAAATTGCACAATATGACTGCTAATGATAGAAACGAAATAAAATTACTAGCACAAAATAGGTTAGTTATTTTCGTAGAAACAAATAGCGCAGGAGCAAGTGGTATTACTAGGATATGGTGTTGTGGAGAGAGTAATGGTATGGAGTTATCTGCAGGTACTAGTGCTAGTGGAGTGGCGTTAGGAGATATGAATGGTTATGATTTGACTTTTGAAGGTCAAGAGCCAGAGCCATGCAAAGAAGTGCAAGATTATACTACTGCACCATTTGATAATTCTGGATTTACTGTAACAGTAGATGCAGACTAAACTATGTTTTCATGATAAAGAGGAGGGCTATATGCCCTCTTTTTTTTTATAAGTCAAAATAAATTAACTAATTTTCTATTTAAGTATATGCAACACATAACTTATGGACAGAATGGCGTTTTTTACTTCTCAACAGAGGATAAGAGAATAGATACATCTGTTCCAAGTTCACAACTACGTTTTTTGGCTAAATTTACAAACGATTTATCTGGTTCTGTTAAATATGCATATGGACAGAACCAAACAATAAATGATAGATTTACAAAGTTAGAATTTACACATAATGCGGTAGAAATTGTATTTAGTGGTTTAATAAATTTTAAACCTTATGGTTTTTGGAAGTACGAATTATATGAGGTTAGCTTTAATGATACAGTTCCTACATTAGATGCAAATATTGCACCTATTAATGAAACAGATGTAGCAAACAATACAAGTGGAACACATGGAACAGTAAAAGGTTTAGTGGAGCAAGGTAAATTACTTGTTAGCGAAACATCTGGAAACGAACAAGTAAGATATACACAATATGAAGAAACAACTAGTACTAATTATATACATATAAATTAATGTCAACATCAGATACAAATAATAATTTACTAAGAGAAATGCTAGGAAAAGGAAGTTGTGAGGTATTCACAACTGCAGCACAAACAGGTAAAGATTTTTACTCAATTTATTTTGTTACAGAGAGCGTTATATCTAGCATAACTGTAGCAAATGCAACAGGAGAAAGCGCACTACAAACCACAATACCTGCAGGAACAACATTGTTTTTCCGAACAACAGCAATTACTTTAAGTAGTGGATTAGCAATAGGATATACAGAGTTAGATCCT